AAGGACCTTTATCTTAGCTTCTCAGTTGCCGATAGCAAGATAAATATGATTAAGGATACTATTACTTCTGGCGAACAGATATCCGGTGTCGGATATAAGACGACTTCTAGCTACTTAAACGGAGAACTAAAGAGGGTATAAGATGATAAAAACTGGATTTGAGACGAGGGTAAAAGTTCAGCAAATTATTGAGAACCAATTACCAGAGTTTTTACGTTCCGAAAGTCCTAAGGCAGTAGATTTTCTAAAGCAATATTATATCTCTCAAGAATATCAGGGTGGTCCTATAGACCTCGCTGATAACTTAGATCAATATCTGAAGATTGATAATCTAACCCCAGACGTTATCAGTGGATCTGCCACTCTTAGTGCAGGAATTTCTTCTACTACCGACACCATTGAAGTCTCTTCAACCAAGGGATTTCCAGCACAATATGGATTATTTCAGGTTGATGATGAAATAATCACATATACTGGTATCACTACGAACAGTTTTACTGGTTGTGTAAGGGGATTTAGTGGAATTACCACCTATAACTCTAAGTCAAATCCAGAAGAATTAATTTTTAGCACCTCAAGTAAGGCATCTCATAGTTCTGGAGCATCCGTAAAGAACTTAAGTGCTGAGTTTTTAAAGCAATTCTATAAAAAACTCAAGTATTCTCTTGCTCCTGGTCTTGAGAATGTAGATTTTGTATCAGATCTTAAGGTTAATAACTTCCTTAAAGAAGCAAGATCTTTATATGAGTCAAAAGGAACCGAAGAATCCTTCAAAATTCTGTTCAATGTCCTTTATGGTGTTACTCCAAAGGTCGTTGACTTAGAACAATTCCTCTCAAAACCCTCTTCAGCGAATTTTTTAAGAAGAGAAATTATTGTTGCTGAGAGAATTTCTGGTGATCCAACCAAATTAGTTGGACAAACCATCAAAAAATCTTCAGATACAGCAACTCAAGGTTCAATATCTGAAGTTGAGATCTTCACCAGATCTGGTATTTCAACATATTATAAGATTGGTTTGTTTGTTGGGTATGATGATAAAGACCTGATTGAAGGAACATTTGAAATTCAACCAGAAGTTAATGCAGCAAGACCAGTTTCTGTTGGATCCAGCGTAATTACTGTAGATTCTACAATTGGATTCCCTGCATCTGGAACTTTAATTTCTGGTAGCAACACTATTACTTACACCGACAAGACTGTAAACCAGTTCTTAGGTTGTAGTGGTGTTGATACTGCTATTGATACCAAAGACCAGATCAGAACTGATGATGTCTTTTTTGGATATGAGGATGGTGATACAACTAAAAAGGTAGAACTTCGCATCACTGGTGTTCTCTCAGACTTTGAAACGATTGGTGATATTAAACTTGTCACAGAGGGACAAAAACTTTACGTCAAGAACGTAGGTGAGAAGGTATTCAACCCAGAGCAAGATAAGACTTATAAGCAAATCTTTTTCAACTCTTGGATCTATAACACCAGTTGTAGATTTGAAGTTGATAGTATAAGTGGTTCCAACTTCGTTTTAAAGTCTGAGATTGATAAGTCTAATTTAAAAGTTGGAGATACTGTTGACATTCTTCTTGGTTCAACAGAGAACGTTGCACATTCTAATGCAACTGTAGCATCAATATCTGGTAGTCAGATAACTCTAAACAATCTTGTTGGATTTACACACGATTCAACTTTAGACTATTCTATCAGAAGGAAGTTGAAGACCGCCACAAGTTCTGGAACTCCTCTGATTTATGGCAATGATGTAATCACAAGTGACATTCAGAATGTTTATAACGAGAACGATCAGTATTTTTACGTTGCGTCAAACTCACTACCATCTTATGATATTACTGAAACGGTATCTAAGGCAGTTTTAGCATCTGCAAGTGGAAGTGCTCTTGCTGGATATGATGTAAATACTGAGAAGTATTCAATTCTGTCTTTCAGTTCTAGTGTTCCCTTCATCACTGGAGACGAAGTTTACTATACTGCAGAGAATGCCACTCTAAACGGTCTCTCTGAGGGGACTTATTATGTAAAAGTTCTCTCTCCAAATAACCAAATTAAACTGTATCTGTCACGCTCTCTGATCGTTAGTGACAATCCAGTTGAATTTACTTCAAAAAGTTCAACTGGTTCACATACTTTTGTGCTGGCATCACAAAAAGATGAACTGATTTATCCTCAGAAAAATCTCAAAAAGTTTCCAAACTCTGGCAATATTAGAACTGGAAACAACGCTGAGACTATTCCAGGATCCGTTGGAATGCTTATCAACGGTGTTGAGGTACTGAACTATAAGTCAACCGATAAAGTCTATTATGGACCCGTAGAGTCGGTTAATCTGTATAATGGTGGAACGGGATATGATGTGGTTAATCCACTGACTGTTGAGTTATCAAATCCAGGTACTGGCACAACTGCTTTAGCAAGACCAGTTATAAAAGGAACTCTTAAGGAAGTTATTGTAGATCCACAGAATTTTGATGTTAAGAAGGTTGTCTCAGTAACTTTATCTGGTGGCAATGGTTCGGGTGCGATTTTAGAACCTGTAGTAGAGAAGAGACAACGTGAAGTTGAATTTGATTCACGCCCAACTTATGAAGGTGGCGGAGTCAATATTTACACTGAGACCCTGAAGTTCTTGGATGAGCACAACTTCTCCAATGGAGATAAGATTCTTTATGATAGAAACGGCAATAACCCAGTAGGCGTATCTTCATATCTTGGAAGTAATCTTGATCTTGGCACTACTTTAAGTAGTGAATCTGCATACTATGCCGAAGTTGTTGATACAACGTCCATCAAACTGTATCCAACTCTTAGTGACTACAATAGTGGTATTAACACTGTAGGATTCACCACTTCAAATACCCAAGGTATTCACAAATTCAAAACTTTTGATCTGAAGAATACCCTCAGATCTATCAAGGTTATTAATCCTGGTTCTGAGTATGAGAATAGAAAACTTATTGTAAAACCAGAGAATGTATCAACTATTGAGGATAACATCAACTTTGAGAATCACGGATTCTCTGATGGCGATCTTATTGTATACAGCACTGATGGAACTGCAATCACTGGTCTTTCAACTTCCTTAGAATATTATGTTCTGAAGCAAGACGATAATAATTTTAGACTGGCAAATGCTGGTGCTGGTGGCACAATATCATCTAATTATCAGAGCAGACATTATGTAAAACTTTCCAGCACTGGTAGTGGTTATCAAAACTTTGCTTACAAACCACTTGAACTGACAATCAATGTTGAATATGACGGTGTAGGTGGAACAATCGTTGCTTCACCTATTATCACTGGTGAAATCACAGATCTTTATCTGTATGAGAAGGGTACTGGATATGGATCCAGTGTGCTCAACTTCCACAAGAAACCATCAGTATTGTTCAAGAATGGTAAAAACGCTGAGATAAGAGCGATTGTATCTGGCGGTAAGATTGATACAATTCAAATCAGCAATTCTGGGGTTGAATACTTCTCTGCACCAGAGTTGGTTGTATCTGGTAGTGGAATTGGAGCAAAACTGAGAGCAGTAGTATCTGGAGGAAAGATTACAAGAGTTGTTATCGTTAATCCTGGTATTGGATATGATGATAATACTACAATTAAAGTAGTGCCCAGAGGTAAGAATGCTTTTGCCGAAGCGTATGTTCGTTCTTTAAATCTGAACAATGTTGACAGATTCTCAAATGAGATTCTGATTGATAATCCATCAAACAGTCAAGGTATGGAGTATGCCTTAGTTGGGTATACGACCAGTATTGGTGAGATTTTTGATGATGATGGATTGTCACACTCACCAATTATTGGATGGGCATATGATGGTAATCCAATCTATGGATCATATGGATATACAAATCCAGATGATTCCAATTCAACTGTTAAAATATTAGAATCCAGTTATACATTATCAACTTCCGATGTAGTTGACAGACCTTCTGGATTTAGTTCTGGATTCTTTATTGAAGATTATAAGTTTGATGGTTCTGGCGATCTTGATGCCTATAACGGAAGATATTGCAGAACTCCAGAGTTCCCCAACGGTGTATATGCTTATTTTGCTACAATTTCGTCTTCAGATTACACATCAAAATTCCCATACTTCGTTGGAGACAAATATAAGTCTCTACTTGTAAATCAAACCTTAGATCAAGATTTTGATTTTAATAGTTCCAACTTAATCAGAAATACATTCCCATACAAGGCATCTGATGTATATTCGGACAATGACTTCATTTCCGAACCATATGAGATACTTCTCCAAACGGCAGAAGTTAAGTCTGTAACAAGAGGATCTATCAATGGATTCACTATCAATGAAGAGGGTAGTGGATATGCTGTTGGGGATGTTGCATCCTTCAATAACACCAATACAGAAGGATCTGGTCTAAGTGCAGATGTAAGAACTGTAACTGGTAAAGCAATTACAGATGTTTCAACAACTTTAGATACATATCAGAACGCAAAACTTGTTTGGGAAGATTCTAACACAGTATCTTTACACACCGATAATTCACATATTATTGTGGATGGTGACAGCATTGTTGTTTCTGGTCTGTCAACTTTCGTCAATGGATTGACGAAATCCCATTTTGCTGGTATTTCTTCAGACAAGTCATATTTGGTGGCAGAAGTTCCTGCTAATACTAGTGCTGGTGTTGTAACAGACATCTATGTCTCAAGAATCCCAGTAACAGTATCTACAGGTTCAACAATTGCTATTGGAACTGAAAGAATGTCAGTTCTCAATACATTCTCTGATAATAAAGTAATTCGTGTAGAAAGAGGTGTTAGTGGGTCTGCACATACATCTTCAACAGAGTTTACTGTATTTGATGGTAAGATTACTCTTTCAACAAGAAGTTCATACTTTGATTCCAAACTGAACGATAAGGTTTACTTCAACCCCGTACACTCTGTTGGTATTGGTACTGAAACTGGTCTGTCTTCATCAAACAACTATGTAATTGGCAATGTAACTAAATCAGTATCTGTACCAAATCAGAGCATCTATTTACCAAATCACCCATTCAAGACATCTCAACCAGTAACTTTAGCGATTGTTTCTGGTGCAAATGCTATCTCAGTATCTAATACATCAACTAGCTCCACCTTTAACATACCTAGTGGCACCTCTCAAACACTGTATGTAATCAACAAGTCAAAAGATTATATTGGTCTTACCACTCAGGTTGGATTATCTACAAGCACTGATGGTCTCTACTTTAGATCTTTCTCATCAAATGCCGATGATAAGGACTACAAGTATTCTTTAGAATCAAACTATAATCAGATAACTGCTAAAATCCAAAGGGTAAAATCAACAATATCAGTATCAACTTCTCACTTGATGCAGAATGGTGATATTATCAATCTGACTGTAAATCCAAATCAATCTGTTGGTATTGGAACTTCTACTGCAGTTGTTGTCAAATACAACTCCGATAACAATAAGTTGCTGATCAATCCAGTAGGATTTACTTCATCAGTTGTTAGCACTAGTGCTAATACAATTACTTTGACTTCACATGGATTCAAAACTGGCGAAAAAGTATTCTATAGTTCTTCAGACTTCCTGATATCTGGAGTAACAACTGGTTCTTACTTTGTTTATAGAATTGATGACGACACCTTTAATCTGACAAACACTAGATATGATGCTTTATCATCGCCACCATCCATCGTAAGTTTTGCTTCCACTGGTGGTCTTGGACAAGAAATATCCAGAATAAATCCACAAATCAAGGTTATCAGAAATAATAATCTGGTGTTTGATCTTACAGATTCTTCATTGAGTGGGTATGAACTGAAGATCTTTGAAGATAATAACTTCTACAATGAATTAGTATCAACTGGATCAACAACTTCATTCAGTGTTTCTGGTGTAGGTACAGTTGGCGTTTCAACTAATGCATCACTCACACTGAATTACAGTGCAGAGTTGCCATCAAAACTCTACTACGGATTGGAGAAATCGGGATATATTAGCACTGCTGATAGAACAGTAGAGAATGGATATGAGATTCTGTTTGAAGATAGTGTATATAATGGTTCTTACACCATCTCTGGTATAGCAAACACAACCTTTGTTATTTCTTTAGACTCTATTCCAGAGTCTTTAACTTACAACCAAAATAATACCGAAGTTCTTAAGTACTCTACTTCTTCAGCAACTGCCAGAGGTGGTGTAGATTCTATGAGAATCACTGATCCTGGATTGAATTATAAGAAACTTCCAAGTTTTGTTAGTATTGCATCTTCTGCAGGCGAAAATGCTGATATCACTCCAAAGTCTTCTGACATTGGAAGAATCAATGAAGTTATTATCAACGATCCAGGTTTTGACTTCTCAGCAGACAAAACACTGAGTCCTGAAGCATATGTCTCACCAACTATCAATATTATCAATAGAAACACTATTACCGATATTGAAATTGTCTCTGGTGGATCTAACTACACCACAAATCCAGATCTGGTTATTGTAAATCCAGAAACAGGTACTGCATATACTAACGGTATCTTAGAATCTAAGATTCAAGGTTCTTCAGTATCTTCAGTTTCAATTATTGAGTCTCCAAGAGGACTGTCTGAAGTAAAGAGTAAGGTCTACGCAATTAACAACAGCAACGGTGTTGGAATCAAGAGTTGTATTTCTTCAACTGTTGGATTAGTAACTTGCGTTCTGGTAACTCCAATATCTGGATTTACAACAGCACCATTTACTGTTGGTGAAAAGATCTTTGTTGAGGGAATCAAAAAATCTGGAACTTCTGGAGACGGATTCAACTCTGCAGATCATGGATACAATTTATTCAGTATCTCTGCCTTTAGAAATACAAACCCAGCAGAACTTGAGTTTAGTGTAGGTGAGTACACAACAAACGCTGGAGTTGCAGTAACTGATCAAAATTCGTTCGCTTCTATCATCAGTGAGAATGATTATCCTTCTTTTGATGTAGTTCAGGTTCCCCTTTCCTTTATTGAAGGTGAAAAAATCTTCACCTTAACCAATGGTGCTTATGTTGAAAGAGATTTGATTGTCACCGAAAACTTGAACGATTTGATCAAGGTTTATGGAACATATGATTTGTCTGCCGATGAAGTTATACTCGGCAGAGATTCTGGTACAATTGCTACCATTGAATCTGTTGAGAATAATAGAGCAACCTTTAAGGTTAATTACTCCTTGAGAAAGGATATTGGATGGTCTGATGATATTGGTAAATTGAATGAAGATTATCAGGTAACTCCAAACAATGATTATTATCAGAATCTTTCCTATACTATCAAGAGCCCAATTGAGTATGAAGATCTAGTAACTTCTGTAAATAGTCTTCTTCATACAACAGGTCTTAAGAACTTTGCTGATACTGGCATAACCAGCACTGCTTCTGTTTCTGCTGGAACTGGAAGAACATCTACTAGTTTTGCACTTCTTGATATCATCTCCAAAGAAAGAGTTGACACGATTAATGCATACGATCTCGTCTTGGATTATGAAACTGAAAATGATAGATCTAAGTTTCTCAAATTCCAAAATAAAAAACTTGCAGATTATATCAAGTGTATCAGTAATAGAGTACTGATAATTGATGACATAAAGAACGAATTCTCTAGCAGCGAATCAAACAACGATCTTTACACCGATACCGTTGATTACAGTATCAATGATGGATATAGCAGATTCCTGGTTCAGATTATAAATCCAAACGATAGTGAAAGACAAACTACAGAAGTTATAACTTTATCTTCTGCAGATGGTGATATCATTACTGTAGAGAAAGGATCTGTATACTCAACTGCAGAATCTGTTGGAGATATTTCTGCAAACCTTTCAGAGTTTGGTGACCTCTCCTTGAGATTTACTCCTACAGAGAAGTTTAACTCTGACTACGATATCAAAGTTCTGAAGAATAATTTCTCATCATCAATATCTGGAGTTGGAACACAATCTGTTGGATTTATTGATCTTGTTGGTTCCAACATCACTGTTGGATCTGGTTCAACTGGATCTATTGTCAGTTCAACTACTTCAACCACAGAAGCATTCTTTGCAAATATTGAGGTAAGAAACACTGATACGAATGAGAGAAATTATGTAGAGTTGTATGTTGATCATGATGGAACTGATACCTTTGTATCCGAAGTATTCTTTGACAATGGATCTCCAGTTCAAACATCCACAAACTTCATAGGAACATTTACCGCTTCTATTGATTCTGGTGTTCTCTCAATTGATTTCACCAATGATGAGTCAGATTCTGTCTTTATCAGATCAAAGGTTGTTGGATTTGGAACGACTTCGGTTGGTATTGGAACTTATAAGTTTGCTACTGCTGGTCAACCAGCAGGAACAGAAAAAACAGTTAGACTCCAAAGCAACTTCATCTCTGCTTCTGGAATCTCAACAATCTTCACTGTATCAAAAGAAGATGTTACTTCTATTAAATCGGTAGCAAAAGTTGGATTTGGTAATACAACAGCACTGCATCAGTTCCTCATTATTCATGATGATACTGATACTTATACTGTTCAATATCCATTCTTAACCTCAGGTAGTGAAACTGGAATTGGTACATTTGGATCTTCAATCAATGGTTCAGATGTTGCAATAGAATTCCATCCAGATGCGTCAGTAACTGATGTAGTTACAATTCAGACTTATAGTGAGATTGTTCAAACTGAAAGAGATCTTGTTAATATTCCACAAGATCTGACTTATGGAAGTATTTCAGAATCGGTTGTTGTTTCTTCTTATAACGCAATTAACGGAGATAGGATCAATAAAACCATATTTGATCTCAACACTAATGGAATTCCTATTTTTGAGAAGTCATTCAATCCATCAGACACCGATGTTTTGAATCTGTCTACTGGCGTATTTACAGTTAGTGACCACTTCTTCAGTACAGGCGAAAGATTAATCTATGAATCAGGATCTTCTTTTGATGGAGGAACTTTCAGCGATATTCAAGTCTCTGGTGCAAGTAGTCTTCCTTCTGAAATATATGCAATTAGAGTAAATAGTGATCAATTTAAGTTAGCAACAAGCAGATCAAACGCTACTGCAGGAACTGCAATAACCTTTAGTTCTGCTGGTACAGGAAACGCCCATACTCTTGAAATGTATAAGAAGATGGAGAAATCCATCATCTCCATCGATGGTGTTGTTCAAAGTCCTATTGCCTTTACACCCATCAACCACACATTACAAGACAATGGTGGAACGGTTGGTGCTGCAGCAACATACTTCTCAATCTCTGGAATTTCTTCAATTCTTCCTGGTGATATTCTCAAGGTTGATGATGAATATATCAAGGTAGAATCTGTTGGAATTGGTACAACGAATACTGGACCAGTTACTGGAATTGGTACATTCAATATTGTCAAGGGTGAGAGAGGATTTGTTGGCACAACAGCAACTTCACACACTGATGGTGCAACTGCAAGAGTATATCTTGGTGCCTTTAATATCGTTGACAATCAAATTTACTTTACAGAACCACCAACTGGTAATAGTTCTGAACCTGTTGATTCTGGCAACTTAGCATATCCAAGATCAACTTTTGCTGGAAGAGTGTATTTGAGAAATGATTATACAACAAACCAAATCTATGATAATATCTCCAAGTCGTTTACTGGCATTGGTCAAACTTATACACTGACCGTTGGTGGTGCAAATACTACTGGCATTGAAACTGGTAGTGGTGTTCTGTTTATTAATGACATCTTCCAAACTCCAACTACGGAAAACAATACTGGAAACAACTATAATTTCATAGAGAATTCTGGTATTTCTAGTGCAGTATTCACTGGAATTACAACTTCAGGTGGATTGTTGATTTCCGATTATGATGTAAATCAAAATCAACTCCCAAGAGGCGGTATCATTGTTTCTCTTGGTTCCACTTCAGGATTGGGATTTGCACCTCTTGTAGGAGCATCTGTAACTGCTGTAGTTGGTGCTGGTGGATCTATTGTATCTGTAGGACTTGGAACAACTGATATTGTTGGTTCTGGTTACAACGGAATCGTTTCAATTGGTGTTACTATTGTTGAGAGTGGTCACTCTGGTGATGTTGCTACAATTACTGCTACCGTAGGTGCTGGTGGAACTTTATCGTTTACTGTTGGTTCTGGAGGAACTGGATATACCAACCCCTCAATCTTCGTATCAGAACCTTCTTATGAGAATCTTTCAGTAACTGGAGTATCTAGAAGAGGAATTGGAAATACTACAGATACTGGAACTGGTCTCTTGGTATCAGTTGATGTTGGAGCAAGTTCTACAACTGGTATTGGTTCTACAATGTTTGAGGTAACAAACTTCAAGATCAGTAGACCCGGATATGGATTCAGAGTTGGTGATGTTATCAAACCTGTCGGTCTTGTAACAGATAAGAATCTTTCTTCACCTGTTGAAGAATTTACACTTACCGTTTTAGATACATTCACAGATTCATTCTCTGCTTGGCAGTTTGGTGAACTGGATTATATCGATCCAATTACCACTCTTCAAAATGGAGTGAGAACCAGATTCCCACTGTACTACAATGGTCAACTATTAAGTTTTGAAGTTGATGAAAATAATCCACAGTCTGCCGAAATTGATCTGAGTGCAGTTCTTCTGATCTTTATCAATGGTGTTATTCAGGAACCAGGATTTGCTTACACCTTTGAAGGTGGAACATCATTCAGTTTCACTAGAGCACCAAGAGAAGAAGACGATGTTGCTATCTTCTTCTATAGAGGAACTAGAAATGAAGATAGTCTTTCGGTGAACATAACTGAAACCATAAAAGTTGGTGATGTACTCAAAGTTCGTAAGAACAATAATATTGATGGAACAGTTACACAAAACATAAGAACAATCTATGACATAACCACTTCTGACGTTGTAGAAACAAATCTTTATGCTGGTGTAGGAGTTGATGAAACTAATTACAAACCAACAGACTGGATTAAGCAGAAGAAGGACATCAATGTCAACGGTGAAGCAGTTTATAAGTCAAGAGATTCTATTGAACCTCAAGTTTATCCAACTGCAAAAGTAATTGGAGATCTCTCAACTTCCGATACTGAAATCTTTATTGACGACGCACAATTCTTCAATTATGAAGAAAATGAGTCTTCAATTGTAATCGCAGATGTTGATGCACTGATTGTTCAGGGACAAGATCCAGTTGCTGCAGGAATAACTGCCGTTGTCTCTGCCGCTGGAACAATTAGTTCTCTGTCAATCGTTAGTGGAGGATCTGGTTATGTTGGATCTTCTGCAACAGTCTCAATTGCATCGCCAAAGCATGTTGGTGTTGGTATTGGAACAACTGCAACTGCAACCGTCACAATTAGTGCTGGAGCAATAACTTCTGCAACTATCGTAAATCCAGGATCTGGATATACAACTGCAAATCCACCTCAGGTTCTTGCACCAACTACAAATACATCTTATGAAAACATTACCTCAATTGACACTGTACAAGGATTCTCTGGTATTGTAACTGGAATTTCCACATCTGCTGGAACTGGATCAAATCCACTTGCAATTGTCTTCCGCCTTAATTCTTCAAACTTTGACTCGGATCTTGTCGTTGGATATCCAATCTTTATTTACGATACTGCAGTTGGTTCTGGAGTAACTTCAATTGATAATAAGGATGCAGACACTGTTGGAATTGGTACGACATTTGCAGACAATGTTTATATTATTCACGCCCTAGATTATCCAGGAGGAACTTCTGGAATTGTAACTTGTAATGTTTTATCAACTACAGATACGATTGGATTATCAACAACTGGATCAACTACAAGTCCAGCAGGTAGATTCTCTTGGGGCAGATTATCAGGATTCTCAAGATCTTCTTCACCAATCTCAATTGGTGTAACAGGATTAGTTGTTGACTCTGGATTATCAACATTCCCAACAATTCAAAGAAGAGGATATGGTTTGAGAGACACTGGCAGTTTGAGAAAGGATCTGGGATAGTTATAAATATAGAAAAAAGCTATTACGATGGCGGCAATTGTAACAGATCAGTTTAGAATATTAAATGCTGGTAACTTTATAGACTCAGTTAGTAATGATTCAAACTCATATTATGTCTTTGTTGGATTAGCAAATCCAGCAGCGTCTGGATATGGTAGAGAATCTGACTGGGATACTGACACCCCATCACCAACAGATAACTCAGATTATATGAGCTTTGTTGGTGATGCTTCTTTGTATGGTAAAAAAGTCACTTCTGCCAATGCAAGAAGATTGGTCAGAAGAATTGATTGGGCGACGGGAACAAAATATGAGATGTATCGTCACGATTATAGCATCTCCAATTTGTCCCCAATCACAAAGTCTTCAAGACTTTATGATTCAAACTATTATGTAATCAATAGCGAATATAAAGTTTATGTTTGTATTGATAACGGTTCTTCAGGAATCAATACAACTGGTAATGCATCTTTAGATGAACCAACATTTACCGATTTGGAACCAACCAAAGCAGGTGAGAGTGGAGACGGATATGTATGGAAATATTTGTTCAGTGTCTCTCCAAGTGATATTATCAAATTTGATTCTACCGAATATATTTCTTTACCAAACGATTGGAGCACTACTACAAATACTCAAATTGAATCGGTAAGAGATAATGCTAATTCGGATAACAACGAGAATCAGATAAAGAAAGTCTATATTGATGCACAAGGTGCAGGATATTCGCAAGGATCTCATGAATTAAATATCATCGGTGATGGAAGTGGGGCAAAGGTTGTTGTTGAAGTTGATAGTTCTGGAAAAATAACCGATACTGTTATTTCTGCTGGCGGTAAAGGATATACTTACGGTATTGTTGATCTTGGATCAATCAACGCAAATGCTTCAACAAAAGCAAAACTGATTCCTATTATCCCACCAGCAAAGGGTCATGGATATGACATTTATAAAGAACTTGGTGCTGATAAGGTCTTAGTCTATGCAAGATTTGATGATTCTACAAGAGACTTCCCAATTGACACCAGTTTTTCTCAAATTGGGATAGTTAAGAATCCAACTGCGATTGGATCTACTTCAATATTTACTGAGAATCAATACTCATCTCTTGGTGCAATTAAGTTCTCCTCAGTCACTGGTACAGTAAACATTGGTGACAGAATCAATCAAACTGTAACTGGTGGAACAGCAAAAGGATTTGTTGCTTCATATGATTCTGAGACAAAGGTTCTTAAATACTTCCAAGACAGATCTTTGTTCCTGAATCAGACAACCTTTGATTCTACTGATTATGTCGGTGTCTCTACGATATCAAAGGTTCTTGATTTTGAATCAAGTGGAAATGCAGTAACTACTGTTGGTGGATTTACTGGTTCAATTGAAACTGGATTTACTGGTATTACTACAAATCCAACTGGAAACAAGATCATTTCTCTTGGCACACAATTCACAAACGGAATTGCCTCTGCTGAGATAAATAAAGGGTCGGGAGATATAATCTATCTTGATAACCGTCCAATGATCACAAGAAATTCTAGACAAAAAGAAGACGTTAAAATTATCCTGGAATTTTAAAAAATGCCACAAAAAACGAATCTCAATATAAGTCCCTATTTCGACGATTTTGATAAGGACGATAATTTTTATAGGGTCTTATTCAAACCAGGATTTCCCATCCAAGCTAGGGAGTTAACAACTCTTCAATCTATCTTACAAAATCAGATAGAGTCGTTTGGAAGTCATATGTTCAAAGAGGGATCAATGGTGATCCCTGGTAATATCAGTTATGATGCTGAATATTACTCAGTAAAATTAAACGCAGAACATCTTGGCATTGATGTTACCGTTTATGCTGATAAACTTGTAGGTAAGAGAGTTAGAGGTCAAGAGTCTGATATTGTCGCTGTTGTAGATAAGTATCTGACAGTATCTGAAACTGATGGTATTACCCATTTGACTCTGTTTGTAAAATATTTAAGTTCTGGAACAGATAATGAAGTAGCATACTTCCAGGATGGTGAAGTTCTTCTTACTGAAGAATCTTTTGTTTATGGTAATACTGAGATCGGTGCTGGAGATGGTGTAGCATCTCTGATATCTCAGGATTCTTGCTCAAGAGGAACATCTGTTTCAATAGGAAATGGTGTTTATTTCATCAGAGGAACCTTTGTAGATGTAGCAGCAGATAAGTTAGTATTAGACGCTTATAGTGCTTCCCCTTCATATAGAGTTGGTCTTACAATTTCAGAAACTCTCGTTTCAGCAAAAGACGAAGATTCCTTATATGATAATGCAAAAGGATTCTCAAACTATGCAGCACCTGGCGCTGATAGACTGAAGATCTCAACAAAACTTTCTAAGAAGAGTCTTACTGACTTCAACGATAAGTCTTTCGTAGAACTTCTTAGAGTTGATAACGGCGAAATAAAAAAATTACAAAATAAGTCTGAGTATAACTTAATCAGAGATTATTTTGCTAAGAGAACCTATGAAGAGTCTGGAGACTATTCTGTAGGCAAATTTAAACTTGAGGTAAAGGAATCCCTCAATAATAATCTCTCAAATGAGGGTGTATTCTCTTCAGATCAAAAAACTGATGAAGGTAATACTCCTTCCGACAATCTGGTTTCCGTAAAGGTATCTCCAGGTAAAGCATATGTAAGAGGTTATGATATTGAGACCTCATCAACAACTATTCTTGATGTAGAAAAACCAAGAGATAAAGACTCTGTATCACAATCATTGGTTCCATTTGAGTTTGGAACTCTGATGAGAGTCAATAATGTATCGGGTTCACCCCTTATCGGAGTAAACAACAATAGCAATACTGTTGAACTCTACAGTCAAAGAAAGACTTCTTTGAGCGCAGGAACTGGTGTTAAAATTGGTGAAGCGAGAGTTTATTCATTCAGTGTAACTGACGCCTCATATACAGACCCTTCTACTGAGTGGGATTTGTATCTGTTTGACGTTCAGACTTATACAATGCTGACTCTCAATGAGTCTTTGAGTTCTTCAAATTGCCCAGCATCTTCATATATTAGAGGTGTAAGCAGCGGAGCATCTGGATATGTAACTACTGCTGCTTCTGGAACCACTATTACCCTCACCCAAACCTCAGGAACATTTATTGAAGGTGAACAACTTTTGATCAATGAAACCACAGAGGTTTCTAGATCTATTAGTTCCTTGAAGACTTATGGTATTCAGGATGTAAAATCAGTATTCCAAGATTCCACCTCAGTAAGTGGTGGAGATCTTAAGGTTGACTTTGTTGCAGATACAGTTCTCCAAAAGATTTTACCTAAGAACTTTGGTATTTCTGACACCATCAGAATTACTACTGGTGGTGCAGTAACATCTCCAGGTAAATTCTTCACTGGTATCAAAACAGATACAATTATCAGATATCAGATTGCTGGGGTATCTTCGGAAACATATAACAGAGTATCTGCTGTAGCATCTGACGGATCTTCAATGACTGTTGTTGCAGTCAATCCTACAGATCAAGTTTGCTCTGGTGCTCTGCCAGGATCAACTCAAAATGTCACCTTCTCACTTGGAGTTCCTTTAGTAAGTGATAATGGCGGTCTTTACGCCAAAATTGATTCTAGCGATGTTGCATCTGTAAGTCTTGCAGATTCTAATCTGATTGTAACCAAACAGATTGTTGAAGAATCGACTGATTCTGACGGAACAATGACTATTCCCATTTCTTCAGTGGGAATTACAAGTGCATTCTTTGAGACCTTTGATGCCGAAAGATATAGTGTTTTCTATTCTAATGGATCTGTAGAAGATCTGACATCTGATCAATTTACACTAAACTCTGGTGGAACTTCTGTTACTATTGATGGTCTCACTGTTTCACAAACAAGCAATGTAACAGTAAACGCTACTGTCAAAAAGAATAACATCAGAAATAAGAAGAAAGAATATACCAGAAGTCAAAAAGTTAACGTAACTAAGACTGTCAGTGGCGTATCAACCAGTATCACTGGTCTTTCAACCAGTCAATTCTATGGTATGAGAGTTGAGGACAAAGAGATCTCTCTGAATGTCCCAGATGTAGTAAAAGTAATTGCAGTATACGAATCATATGATTCTAGTGCTCCAACTTTAGATTCTCTTGAGTTCCCAAGTGGTCTTGGATTAGATACCAACTCTATTCTTGGTGAAAGAATTGTTGGTAGAGATGGTAATGCTATCGCTCAGATTGTAACAAGATCTTCTGCCACAAAGGTTGAAGTTGTTTACCTCAATTCAAACAGATTCACTGTTGGTGAGGTTGTTGATTTTGAAGAGTCAAACATCAGCACTACTGTTCAAGTAATAAATCTTGGTGATTATCAAGACGTAACTGATAAGTATTACTTAGATAAAGGGCAGAAGGAACAATACTACGATTATTCTAAACTGGTTAGAAAGAATGATGGATATGTTCCAACCAATCGTCTGTTAGCAATCTTTGATTATTATACAGTACCTTCAAATGATACTGGAGACGTTTACACTGCAAACTCTTATGACAAAGAGAGATTTGCTCAGGATATCCCAGTTTTACCAAGTGGTATAAGAGCAACAGACACTCTTGACTTTAGACCAAGAGTTGCTCCTTTCACATCAACTACAAGTTCACCTTTTGCGTTTGCAAGTAGAACATTTGGAACTTCTGGAACCAACCCAACATTGGTTGTTACTCCCCAAGAGAGTTCTTTGATTGGTTATGACTTCTATTTGCCAAGAATTGACAAGGTTTTCCTTGACAAATTAGGTAAGTTTAGTGTAGTTAAAGGTGTTTCTGGTATTAATCCAAAACCACCTGTTAATATTGAAGAAGCGATGGAAATCGCAACTCTTGAGTATCCAGCATATCTGTATAATACAGATGATGTTAAGATCACTCTCGTTGATAATAGAAGATATACAATGAGAGATATTGGTAAACTTGATGATAGAGTTACCAACCTTGAGACTTTAACCTCACTCTCACTTTTAGAGCTTGACACAAAGACCTTCCAAGTTAGAGATATTGATGGATTTGATAGATTCAAGTCCGGATTCTTTGTAGATGACTTCAAAGATGTTGGAAGACTTGATAAAGATCTTTCAAAAATCAATGTTAATTCGCAAAATGGAGAACTGACAACTCCAATTGACTTCTATTCGGTCAAACCTGAATTAGCACTTGATCCTTCACTTAATGTAGATACTGCAGATCTGACTTCAAATCTGAGTCTTTTAGATTCAAATGTTCAGAAAACTGGCGATTTAATCACTCTGAAGTATGAGCAGAAGGGATGGATTGAACAACCTCTTGCTTCAAGAGTAGAGAATGTCAACCCATTCAATATGGTTGAGTTCACTGGTAGAATTCAACTGTCACCTGCCTCTGATAACTGGGTAAGAAATATCTACGTTAGTGGTGGAGAGAGAACAATCACTGGTGATTTTGATGGTTCTTATATTGAAACTGTCAAGATTTCTAGCGTACCTGATACACATATCCGTTCAAGAAACGTAGGATTCATTGCTGGTGGTCTGAAACCACTAACAAGGTACTATCCATTCTTTGATGGTACTAGTGGGATTGATATTATTCCAAAACTGATTGAAGTTACAATGACATCTGGTGTATTCCAGATTGGTGAAGTTGTAAAGGGATATATTGGTTCAAACAATCTCTTCACTGCAAGAGTTGCTCAACCAAATCACAAGACTGGAGCATACAACAGTCCAGCAACAAAGATCACTCTCAATCCATATAATAAGAACCTGACCTTGCCTGATAGTTATTCAGCATCGTCAACAGTACTGAATATTGATGTAAACGCACTTTCCGAAGAAGTTCTTGGGAAGTATAACGGATACATCACAACTGGTATGGTTCTTCTTGGTGAGACAAGTGGTGCTCAAGCATCAGTATCAAATATCAGAGTAATTACTGATACATTTGGAGATGTTGGCGGATCTATCTTCTTCAGAGATCCTCTCGCATCACCACTGCCACCTCTGAGATTCAGAACTGGTTCTAAGACCTTCAAGTTGACCTCTAGTTCCACGAACGCAGAACCTCTGCCAGGAAGTCTCTTAATCAGTAGTGGCGAAACCACTTACAATACAAGCGGAATTGTTGATACTTATAGACAGACTAGAGTCATAGTAAGAAGACCTCCCCCACCTCCACCACCACCACCAGCACCTACTCGTGGCGGCGGCAAGGATCCTCTTGCCCAGACATTTACAGTTGATGAAACTGGCGCATTCCTTACTTCTCTTGACTTGTTCTTTGCTAACAAGGATGAGAATGAGAAGGTTACGGTAGAAATTAGAACTGTAGAACTTGGAACTCCTACAGATCAGTTGGTAGAAGATTATGCTCGTGTAACTTTAGATCCTTCACAAGTCAACACTTCGACTGATGGATCTGTTGCCACGAGAGTTACCTTCCCATCACCTATCTACTTACAACCAGAAGTAGAATATGCAATAGTAATCCTGGCTCCTTCTTCGGATAATTATGAGACCTGGATTGCTAGAATGGGTGAGAAGACTGTAAACACAACAACACTTCCAGATGCTGAAAGTGTAATTGTAACTAAGCAGTATATTGGGGGAAGTCTGTTTAAGTCCCAAAACGGGACTATTTGGACTGCCAATCAGTTTGAAGATCTTAAGTTCAAACTTTATAAAGCAAACTTCACTTCCAATCAAGGAACTGCATACTTCTATAATCCAACACTTGACACTGATAGTGATTCTTCTAAGATCATTGCTGATGGTGTAAGAACTTTACCAAGAAAGTTAAAAGTTGGTATTACAACAACCACTATTCTTGATTCTACACTCACTGTTGGTAAGAAGGTAAGTGACTCCACTTCCTCTTCAGCAATTTATGGATACATTGAGCAAGTAGGCGGTAGACTTAATTCATCAACCACTTCAAGAGTTGGTGCTGGATATAGTGACGGAACTTATGCTAGTGTTCCTTTATATTCAATTACTGGTTCTGGAACTGGTGCTGTTGCTACTATTACAATATCTGGTGGTAAGGTATCAGGCAATCCAACTGTAACTACTGCAGGAACTGGATATGTTGTTGGTGATATTCTTGGAATTACAACTAGCAATGTATTCAAAGGTAGTGGAGCACAAATCTCTGTCACATCTCTGAGTGGAAAAGATACATTGTATCTGACTAATGTTCAAGGTGAAGAGTTTACTTCTGGTCAGGATCTCGTTGTTTACAATGGTTCAACTGCAGTTTCCTTTGCAAATACCGACATCACTTCTTCAACGTTGATTAGTTCTCTTTATGATGGAAGAGTTCTTGAGGTTACTCAGTACAATCACGGTATGCACGCCGATAACAATGTACTGACACTTGCAAATATTGAACCAAATACAATTCCTTCTACATTAGATGCTGCTCTTGGAATAAATGATACAACCATCTCTGTTGCAAATACTTCAATCTTTGCTACATTTGAGGGTATATCAACATCTAGAGGTTACTTGAAGGTAAACAATGAGATTATTTCTTATAACGGAATCACCGCTGGATCTGGTGGTGCAGGAACTCTTGGTATTACAACAAGAGGTATTGACGGAAGCATCATAAGATCACATAATATTAGTGACAAGGTTTATCCTTATCAGTTGAACGGTGTATCTCTGACAAGAATCAATACAAATCACAGTATGCCTTCAGATTCAACTCTTAAGGCAAATAGAGATCTTGATACTTATCACGTTCAAATTACAAGAACTGATAGAGCATCTGGTGATAATCAGTTGAGCTTCACTGATGAGAATTCTGTTGGAGGAGATCACATTTCCGCTTCCAGAAATATCCAGTACAATACAATTCTCCCACAGTTCAACGTTATTACGCCTGGAGACAATACTACAGTATCTGCACAAATCAGATCAGTTTCTGGAACAAGTGCAGGAGGATCAGAATCTTCCTTCATTGATCAGGGTTATGAATCTGTTCAAATTAATGACCAGAATACTCTCCTTTCAACTAGGATTGTTGCTTCTGAAAGAAATGAAACAACAAGATTGACAGATCTTCCTAAGAATAAGTCATTCACAATTGGTTTGACTATGAGTTCTTCTGATCCAAATCTGTCTCCAGTTATTGATACTCAAAACTCTACCATAATTTACGGTAGAAATAGAGTTAATAATCCTGTTGGCAACTATGTACTGGATGGTTCGGTAAATCTTGTTGAAGGTGATCCTCACACTGCAATTTATGTTTCAAATAAGGTATCTCTTAAGCAACCAGCAACTTCTCTGAAAGTACTGTTGTCCTCTTACAGACACTCTTCTGCAGACTTCAGAGTTCTTTATCAACTGTTTAGAGTTGATTCTAACGGTGTTGAACAAGCATTTGAATTGTTCCCCGGATATGATAATCTGAAGGATACTGACGATGATGGTTATGGAGACACTGTAGTTGATTCAACTAAGAACAGTGGTAGAGCAGATGCTTATGTAAATCCAAGTAAGAGTGGTGAGTTTACTGAATATCAGTTCACTGCTGATGAACTTGAGCAATTTACTGGATTTAGAATTAAGGTTGTTATGAGCGGAACAAATGAAGCATATGCTCCAAGATTCAAAGA